TTGGGGCCGCTGGAGTGCCGGTGAATGTAGGGGATGCGATTGGAGCGAAGGGGCCGCCCGACGTCGCCGCTGAAATCAGCCCGGTGACGTGGGAATATGTTTCTGCGTCTTGGGCTGATGTCGGATTCGCGAGGTTGTGGATCTGCAGGCTGGCTGCGTCCAGCGAGCCATCAGCCTCAATGTGCATCTTTCCGAGCTTCGCCGCCAGCCATCCGCAGTTAGCGAGGCTCCGGGCGTCGTGGATATTCGCGGTTTGGATCTGCGTGGTGTTCGCGGCCACATCGACGGTATACAATACAAGTTCCCACGTATCGGATGTTTGCACCGGTGCAGTTGCTGCCGGGCTTGCTGCGGGGGTTCCGGTCACTACTGCGAGGAGCGCGTCGCGGTATGAATTGCCGGTGAGCCGGAACCGTGCGACAACCGTATCAATGCGGGGATGTGTTGCGTCTGCCGTGGCGATTGCAAGGTTCTCGGTCGCTGTGCTCTTGAGCCAATATACGCCCTGTGCCACTGCCGCTCCTGCTGCAACATGGACGTACATATCGGGTGATCCTGTTGCGGTCACTGCTAGATCGCTGCTTATCCCTGAGAGTACCCCGTTTTGTGGAAACAACCACTTATAGAACTCTGATAGGATGGTGATCGTATACGTTCTGTCGTGCGGGTCGCTGCCCGCCAGGTATGGGAAAAATCCGCTGGTAATAGCCATGTTTTTTTACCTCCGAATGGTTTGAAGATACTGTTTTCTGTCCCGGATCATGAGATCAATCATATCCGGTTTTTTCGTGCCGAATGTCAATGTCACTTTCTCACCTTCTCCTCGTGTATAATTCTCCTCGATCTCTGTGATTGTCGTCGTCATTGCGGCAAATTTTCCGACAGTGACTTTGACAATATCACCCAGATCGAAATCGGTGATGTACCGGAACGATCCCCGGGGGTTGTATTCCGCTGTCACAGATTCAACACCGGCATATTCCAGGAGCCGGGTCGCTCCCTGCTGGTCGAGTTCGTCGTTCGTCGTGTACGAGGTTTCGTCAAAAAAGATCTCTTTTCGTTTTAGCCCTGTTACATCCGTCCCGTCAGTCACATCCCGGAATATGCGATCCGTTCCGGCGCCGGACCCTCCGACAAGGGCCGCATTGCGATAGTCCCTGAGGTCGTGCTCGTATTTGGATCCGTTGATTGTCTGAAACTGCCCGGAGAATTTCACGGTGGTTTTGTCCCGGGGTGTTTTGATCTGGAATGTGAGCGTGCCCGGATCTGTGGGGGGAGCGGTTGCAGGGGTGAAGAGCACATCCCATCCAAGCGGGGTTGGATCGCCGGCTATACACAGCTCGGTGATAACGTCGCTGAGTACCTGCAACCGCCCCTTGTACTCTTCCAGAGTCCCGCCACGGCCGGCATCTGCTTCGAGCGAGAGGTTGGGGATTGCGCGGTCTGTGTTGGTGGCGGATATCGCTTCGACATCGACATAGTGCCGCATGGCCGCTTCTCTGGTGACGGCGGTCTGCGTGTCGAATTCCGTTTCCAACTCAATGAAGTTCTGGAGGATGCGATTAGCAAGCGCCTGCTTGATGCTCCGCCCCTTGAACTCCCACATATTATCCGCTTTGGTTTTCCCGGTGGCGAGGGCGGGGAACTCAATCATTCCGAGCCGGTACTGGCCCAGTTGGTAGTACCCGATATAGCCGTCTTCTACGAGCAGATCGGCGTTGGATAGTTCGGCGTTGATTGTGAGAGTCCACTCGTCGATCTCCCGCCATTTGCGGGCCCATGTGAATGATTCCGCGTTGTCGACGACGCCGATCCGTTTCCGGTCGTCGTCATATACTTGGATCTGCGGTATTGCCACGATCACACCGCCGAATACCGGTCGCTTTTTGATATAATCATACTCGATCCGTCGTTTGCATCGCCGCTGGTGAACGTGACGTAATTTTCGCCCGGATCCAGCCAGAACCACGTGGTATCAACATCGGCATACTGGAACGCATCCTCAATGAGTTCGTCAGTCGAACTATCCCGGATCTCACAGGTGATATCACCATACGCAGTGTCGATGTAGAGCCGTTGTCCTGCGGTCAGTTCCTTGGTGATACTGATATACTCACCGGTGAGAGTTTTTGTGAAGAGGGGATTGACCATCGGGCCGTCAATCTGGATCGTGATTGGGATTCTAAGATCGCCATTGTTTGTGAGGGTTTTTGAGTCGGCATACGAGCTGAATTCAATTCCCCATACCGGATCGATTTCCAGCGGTAATTCCACCCCTACCCACGGGTTGAATGTTTCCGGGGTGGGGGTGGTGTACCACCACGGGCGATATGCGACGAGGGTGATACTGAACTTCTGCCAGTAATTCGACAGGCCGGCCCCCGTGCTGGATCTGCTTTCGCTTCCGGTGGGAAATACCGGGTTTCGTGGTGCAACAATGCAATCAATATAGAACGACTCTGCGTCGTCCGTCACTACCTTCAGTATTCCCGCCCCCGCATGGTGGGAAAACGCACGGGATATTGCCCGGATCGCGATTGCAAGATCGGCTGCGGTTACGGCGTTGACGGTGTAGTTCAGTACGAGATTGTCCCGTGGTTTTAGCAGGGAGTCTAGAATCGTTTCCCCGTCCTGATCTGCTCCAACGGTTGTGATGTGCTCAACAGGGATTTGTCCGAGTAGGTCTGGGTTGCTGCCGGTATATGTCGGGGCCGTGAACACAATTTCGGGATCGCCGTTGCCCGGAAACCACGAGACGATCATCAGAAGTTCCTCCCGATGGCGTCTGACGCCAAGAGTTCTGATGCGCTGCCGGTTGCGGTGACGTTGCCGTTCTTATCCACGTTGACAGTGAGGGCAACTTTTACCTCGGTCTTTTCCTTCTCTTTTGCTTGGGACATCACCACCCCGCTGAAATCTGCTGCCGCGAATACGAGTTCCTGCGACGCAAGAGAGGCCATCCGGGCGGCCTGCATGAATACGGGATTGCTTTCGGGGCTCCAGTCCGGGCCGTCCTTATCCCACACAACGATCCCGATATTGTGGATCGTGGGGAATTTGGCGGCGAAGGTGACGTATTCCCGCCATGAGTCCCCCATATTTTGCAGGGAGATCCGCATCATCTCAGTCTGGGCGGTCCAGTGTGTGAGGTCTTGCTGTTCCTGCGTGATATACAGACCGAGCACGTCGTCGCCGTATTGAGTGAACGCATCCAGCCGGGTAGTGTATGCCTCCTTGAGTTTTTCGGTGAGTGTGTCGGCGCTTTTGAGGGTTCCTGGTCCTGGGTGTTGAGGCCGGTGGTTTTGGTTGCTGCGGTGCCGGGGGCGGCTGCGGTTTGCCCGGCAGATTCCCGTGCGTTCTTACCAAGATTGACAGTGGAGCCAGTATTCCCATTTAACGCTGCAAGTGTTCCTGATGCTGGAGTTGCATTCGTACCGGACCCCATCGCCCAATTTCGTAATGCCGTCTCATAGTCCGTTCCGAGCGCCATTTCACGGGCCATGAACAGCTGCATCTCGGAGCCTTCAGTACCAACAACAGACGATGAGTCCCACTTCGCGGCTATTGGAGTGGATGTGGTTTTACCCATCTCTTCCCGTAAATTCTGGAAGTCTATCTTTGCCTGCTGAAGTTTAAGCGATGCTTTATCAAGATCCGCTTGTGTGCCTTTTAACGCCTCATTGTATTCGAGTTGTGCTTCAGCGATTGCGTCTGCCGCCAATTGATATTTCAATCCCTCTTCGGACAACCCGGAATATTTATCGGTGAGTTTTGTTGCGGCGTTTACAGTTTTGATGATGGGATCACTATGATCAAGCGCAGCCTTATTTTGTAACCACTCTGGAAAGGTGCCTTTAAAATTACCCTTCTCAAAAACCTCTTTGTATTTTTCATATTCCCTCGAAGTGTCTGCATATTCTCCACTACCACTAAGGAAATCGAGCAATGAGGAAATACCGTAATTTTCAAGAATCACGGCCCCGGATTTTGCGCCAATGGCCCCCATTTTCTCGTTAAACTCATCCATCTTGGTCTTGGCCTTATCAATCCGTTCCAGCTCATCATCGGAGAAAAGCGGCTGTTGTTCCTTGAACTTCTTTACCGCTTCTGTACCCTCGTTGATTAGTTTGGCTATGTTGTGCCAGTTCCGCCCGAAAATCTCCGCTTCAAGGCTGGCCCGTTGTGTGCCTTCAGGGACTTTGTTGAGTCCAACAAGGATCTCCTGCATCAGGTCGCTTGCATTCTTATAATTCCCTGTAGCGTCCTGTGCGTCAACCCCAATTCCCCGCAACGTGGCTCTAAGAGACTCTCCCGAAGTGCCCGTGTCTGATACCCGCTGTGTGAGATACCGGAGTGATGTGGAGAAAGAGCCGATATCCGTATCAAAGGCGATGAGTGTAGATCGCCATCGCTGAGCATCTGCGTTGGTGAGCCCGAGCGTGTTATGCAGGGATTCTATAGCGTCCTGATACTCGAAGGCTTTTCCGATGGTGTTGTCGAACGCCATCTGCCCATATCTCTCGAATTTCCCGAACAGATCGAGCGTCTGGTTGAGAACAATGGCAGCCGCTCCACCGGCTCCTACGAGGCTCGACATATCTATACCGAGCTTCACGTAGAGACCGGGTCCGACCTGT